ATACCAGTTTCTCAGAAATAACTATATCCCCATTGCCACATCCGCATTTACAGTCAAACTCCTCTTTTGTAAAGTGTTCTGTAAGTCTAGTCATTCTTTTCTCCCTCTGACTTCTCCATACGTTCTATCAATGCATTACATAAATGATGCAATCTATCATTCTCTTGTTTTAATCGTTCTACTACTAATACCCATTCTGAATGTTCCATATCATGTCCCTTCACATCATGTTCGTGTCCTCGTTTCATATTAGGTCCCTTTTCTTATGAATAATCAGATGATCTCTTAATACACTATGTAAGTTAATATTCTGAATCCACTTAAGCCTCCCTACTTGACAATAATGACATCTGCCGAAATACTCATCACCACGATACTTGGATAGTATGCATATAATCTGTTTCTTACACTTCTCATTATCACACTTAAACGTATACGTCATAGCTGATAAATTTAATACTTGTCCATACTTCATAACTTCATACGGGAATACGTTTATAATATGTAAGTCCCAACGGGACCTGGTGCCTGCCTGTGTTCCAGTTTTCTGGAGGTATTACACATATATAAGGTTCTGGACATATTCTGAGATACTGCTCTTTCTGAATCGTTCTGGACAAATCCTTGATTGTGGCAACAGAGATGAATAGAGTAATTGCCAGGAATACTAGGAGCCAGTTTGAGATTGAACTTTTGGACTGGAAAATTTTTTTGGTGAAATTTTTCATAGCCGTTTTTTGATTTCTGGAAATTTTTTAGGGGGATCGGAAAAGGAGGTTGCCAGTAAGCTCACTAAGTCCCCCTCAATATATCCCCAAATACTGTCGCCTCACGATGGCCGCTTCCACTAAAAAAAGCTTTTTCGCCTGGCAGCCAAAACACGCGTTAGTTCCTCTGTAATAGACTGAGGATCTCTGTAATATCCTCAGAGTATTGCTGTGAGTCTAGGAGTTCCTCTGCATCTAGTTCTCCTCGTGTCTCATCTAATATACTGAGACTATCATTCATACACATACACACAATATCAAGTTCCTCAGAGGTTAACTGATATATACTGGGGTTCTCTGAGAGTGTCTGTGATATAGAGGAAACTCGTAATTGCAGAGTCTTATCAGGAGCATATTCACTCAGTACATCATTCATACTCATCCTGATAGTCTCAATGTGTCTCTGTTTAATATCTGCTAACGACTGCATACCTCTGAGCCCCTCTATTAATTTCATTGGTAACTTTGGGAAGGAGAGAATTGTTTAACTTTGCGTCCCCCTCGTGAAACTCGAATATCTCAGTAACCATATAAACCCCCTTCACTATCCCCTTCATATAAGACACTATGTAACACTCTGAGACACTATATACCACTCAGACTCCTCAGAATAGCCAATAGAGACAGTAGTATGGTGATTGCAACGAACCATGTACCGAAAGTATTCATCATAACCAACGATCTCCACCACTCCTTCGTACTGTGTCCATTAATTCACCATGTCGTGTTATTTCACCCTTCTTGTCTCGTTCTCTTGTCCATCTGTTAGGTGACAAGAGGGTAAAGAGTACGACTAGTATCAGTATCAGCAGTATCAGTAATAGTACGTTGATTATCTGACTCATTATTGTCCTCGTGGATGTATTGTTGTCGTGATTCTATTAGTGAAGGGAGTAGTAGATCACCACATTCCTTGCATATTAACAGCTCCTTCGTTTGATCTCTAGTTGTTGCGTTCTTATGGAATGTATAATTGTGCAATCCCACTTGACACCTTCTTTGTCGATATGCCTCACCCGTCATTTCCACACTCTCTTTTTACACTTGCGTTTTTCAAAGTCATACTGCTCACAATACCAGTAATCCAGTATCCATGCCATTATATTCATTGTTTATCTTCTCTACAATACTTGATTAAAGTGTACACTAACCAGATTACGAAAGCAACTGCTAACAAAGAGATTGTCCCATACACGACTAATGCACCAAGTCCTGACACGGGTGCAGAGTTTCCCATGAGTAATGGTATCAGTAGATAGAGTAGTCTCATGGTGTTTTACTCCTCTTGGTAGACTTCCGTGTCTTGCGTTTAAGTGCAGTTACTTTGGGTTTACTCTTTCTTTTTGTAGACTTCTTAGTCGTCTTAGGCATAACGGTTGGACCTATATCTTCTCCCGACCATTTCTCTTTTCGGCAGTACTTGTCCAGCCAGGGACCTATAATGGACTTGGGTGAAAACAACATATATGTTAGAATTCCTACCAGTATGAGTAAGAGTAGAACCATAGTAGATTCCATGATTACTTAGCCTCCACTTTCTTCTCTATGGGTTTTTCTACTGTTTTTGGCATTCCAAAGGGTGCATCTGATGCCATGCAGTAGAGTCCTATGACGAAACAGATGATTAGGGCTAAAGCTCCCTTGTGAATATGTGTTCCATCTGGTTTAAATCCGATTGGTTTTGGCATTTTGTTTCTCCTTTACTTGTTGATTATGTAATTCATGTAGAGTTTTGCAACTCCATAACAAATGACCATCAGGGCGACTATGCCCAGACTTGCTGCGAATAATTGTGCTATTAATTGTGATAGTGTTATACTCATTCTTCTTCAATCCTTCTCGTTAATTTATAAAAAAGATATAGACTTCCTACGATATACGATAGGGTGACTGTGAGAAACAAGAGTCCTATCGTGTTATGAAGCCAGGGTATTTCAATAATAGTGCGTGATATTTTCCAACCCATCAGAGTTGGAAACTTCCGTCATCTTCCCCTAGAATACCAGCCTGTCCGGGTGGAAACATTCCTGATGTGCTTTTTTTCCAGTCTACCAACTTCTGATCTGTGGAATGTGTCTCTTTGGGGTATAGTTTCGTTACTAACTCTTTTAATTGAGCGTTCTGTGTTTCTAGTGTTTTTACTTGTGATTCCAGTACGGCGCATCTCGTCATTAATTGACTGACTTCTGAGTATTCTCCTGAAGATGTCATATTGTATCTCCTTTGCGGGAATGTTGTATATGTATGTATACTTAAACATAAGACATTGTTTCCTCATTTATCATATTTTTTGCGTCATTCTCTAGGAGGGACTTGAGATCAGATTGTTGCATGAAAACTTCGACACCATCAAGTCCTTTGCGCATTGCTCCATCTGAGAATGTTTTTGCTTGTTGTATATTACTACTGATTGCATCCTGTATCTCCGTGATAGGCATGGAAGATGTCAGCGTGGTGATATTGTTTTGTGCCTCGGCAAATAGATCAGTAAATGATTGATCGGGCAGAATATTTTTTCCAGCCTGTGTAACTGAACCAAGACTAGGAGCCATTGCTGCTAGTTTATCCAAACCACCATCAGCGTCTGAGAGTATATTTGGAATGTCGAGTGAGCATGGATCAAAATTAGCAGATAGAGATATTGCCGAATTAGCAAGGTCTAAGAGATTGACATTAGCAAGACCTGTTATGTTCGTAAGACCACCGTATTTTGTCAGAAGGTCTGTGAGTCCTGCACCAGCACCACTAACAACAGATTGTAGATCATCTCTTAGAGATGAGAAAGCAGATGTAGCTAAAGGAATCTCTGGTAGCATATCTATAAGTTTTGATTTTACTGCCAACATTCCAGCTGGTAATAATCCTTGCAAGGCAGTAATCCCAAGAGGACCTCCAAGTGTTCCACTAAGATTGAGAAAACTGGAAATCTGTGTGGTTACAACTCCTTGCAAGGCATTCATACTTACATTTATTCCACAAGTTGCCATTTAATTACCCTCCAGCCATTACGTTGTGTGAACCCGTCATTGTCCATGTACAACCTATTATATCATCTGCAATTCTTCCTGCACCCCTACCATTAATTCTAACAGTTATTGAACCAAGTGTTATTGGTCTAAGATGAACATAACATTTTGGCGCAGCAGGTGCCGCATGTGGGGCATTGAAATCGAGCTGACATGACCACGGACGGCCATTCACAAGGACATTTGGTGAGCCGGTCATTCGCCATGGCCAATTACAATGAACTAAATCAATATCTCCAATTCTAGTTGCTGGTCGTGCTATCATTATGTTATATCTCCATTTGTAAATTGCGTTATTATTGTTTGAATATCATCATGTCCAAATACGTCTGTATACATGAATCTGTAAAAAGGATCTTGTATATATCCAGAGACTTGAAAAGCTTGAATATATGCTTGAATTTTTGCAAGTGCAGCATTATATGCTGCCATATCTGCCGTAATATGTGCAGTAAAAGCTGCCAGATGAGTATTGATTAATGTTAATCCATAAGAAGTCATTGGACTACCCAATGCATTAATAGAATTAATCAATGCTGTTGGTGTAGTACCAGACATACTCCCATTAACAGTAGTCAATATGTTTAAACTATCATATGTTGTTGGTAATGGATTCGTATTCAGATGAGTTTGTGCAGTTGCAATCGTAGTATCTGCTGTGAATAATGTACCAAAGAATCCTGTGAGATAGTTAGTGAATGTTACACCATGCCTATTCTCTAAATCTATTAAACCACGAGCCAATCCCATAAGAGCAATTAGAGTTGGTTTCTCTATTGCAGGAGGTGGTGCATCATCAAGACCACACAACAACTCATTATGCAATTTAAAATTATCGACATCGGCAACTGTAAAATAGTTCTTGAATGTAATTATCTGGGTATGAAGTGCATTTTCCGAAAATGCAGTAGCTGCGTTGGCAATATTTGTCATATCTGAATCAGTATATCCAGCACTAGAAAATCCTGATGGTAATGTTCCAGTCACATAACCATTCATTGTTGCAGCTTCTGATACTGCGACTGCTTTATCTGTTTCTAATAATGATTTAACAACATCTACACGAGCCAGCATTGTAGTCAATACACTTGCAAGTGGATTCTTGTATGCGTCTCCAGCAAATAACTCTATAGCTAACTGTTTCACATGAGTTACTTCAGAATCAAAATAATTTGGTGGGAATGTTGGTGTAAGTCCTGCTGTAAATGTAATTGGCATATTATATTCTCCTTAGTTCAATAGAATCAATGGTGCTGTAACTTTGTAAATACCACCAGCAGTTATAGTATATATACCACCAACACTATGTATTACTGCTCCTGCAACAGTATTTGTGTATGTTGAATTGGTCATTACTTCCATAGGTCCTTGACTGAATATATCCAATGTGGTGCCTGCACCCACATTCATACCAAGAACACTAGCAATATCAATACTTGTAGAACTTAAAAGATTAATCCCTAATGTAGTAGCAAGAGCATAACTACCCCCATATATACACGATACGTTAATACCAACAAGTTCATCCATAGTACCACCAATACTTTGATTGAGATTTGCACCTATGTTGATAATCTGATTTTTACCAACGAATAAATCATCTTCACCATTAATAACAGACTTACGATCTGTTCTTACTTCTGTGACTTCATTACCAAGTACTTTACTTCTCTTATCACCATGCACATTCAAATGGTAATCTCCATAAACTTCTTGTACTAAATCTCCCTGATACAACATACGACAATCACCTTTAATAGTAACATTACACTTGCCTTGTATCAGAACATCTTTGAGTCCAAGTGTTATCTCGTATTCATCACCAACAACTTTGGTAATTTTCGTGCCATCTGGTTGTATTTCTTCAAATGTTCCTTTCTTATGGTATCTATGTAATCGTTCTGCACTTGGTGTATCATCCCATTCCTCAACATGACCAGACTCAGATTGTCTAACATGGTTAAATGGATAAAGAGATGAAAGAATAACAGAACCCAAATAAGATGTATCATTATCAGTTGCTCCACCATATCGAGGATTTGGTTCATGCCAATCTGCAGCTTTATATAATCCAGCATTAGATGTATTGGCAATTGTATCACCACCAGATGCCGTACTCATATCTCCTGCAACAGCAACTGGAACATCTTTTTGTCTGGTTGTTCTCTTATGTTGAAGTGATGGTGAATTTTCACCGTTCTTCGTACCAATCGGAAGCAATCCACTACCACGAGCAAGACGATTAGTGTCTGGTTCATTCAAATATAATGATTGTGGATATATACCCTTTGGATCATTAAAACCAAGTGTAGGATCTGGTCCTGCTTCTGGTATACCACCAAATGTTCCAATCATTACAGGGTCTTGTGCATTTTTACCATCACGAAAAAAACCAAAGACCCAAGTACCCTCAACAGGGCCAGTTGGTGTTGTACCAATTCCATTCATAGCTGCAGATGTTATTGGTTGACTTGGAGTTGCCCAAGGTAATGTGTTAGTTGGTATATGGTCATTGTCTTTTTTATCTGAATGATAACCAAGAATACGAACACGACAACGACCCAACTTTAATGGGTCTACTCTATCTTCAACTACTCCTGTCCACCATGTAAATTCACCGTACATTATTTATTCCCCAATTTTCTTGGTATTCGACTAGTTGCAACATCATTTAAACCATCTTTAGTCATTTCTATCATCATCTTATATCCAGTTTCACCCATGTCATTTGAAAATATATGACGAATAGCTGTAATCATATATGTACCAGACAAAAACTTATCAAATGCAATATCATGTTTACCATGACTTGTTGTTTCTGGTGATGCAACATTAAGCGTAACTAACAAACCCACACGAATAAATGATAGACCAGCACATTGAACTTGCATAGTGATACCATCAAACAACGCAATATTACCAGCTCGTCTTAATTTCCATTCTTCTACTTTATTATCGTGTTTATGTTGTGCGTTAACAGAATACATCTGATTGTGTTTTGGATAAAATGAAACAGCACTATCTGTATAATCACTCAATCGTCTACCCTCTATGACACCACTAGACTCATCTGGTGCATATGAAGTTCTGAATGTATTGCCTGTTTGAAACTCTGTATCTGAATTAGATAGAGGTGGAAAAGGTGCAGTATGATTAATCCACATCCATTCAGTAAATCCATCATAATTATATTGTGCAATCTTTTTTCTTACTATATCATGTGTAATCAACTTTGATGCATATAACCCTTCATTGATATTTTTCACTTTCTGAAATTGATTTAGATATGTTATACTATCAACTTTGATAAATCCAGTAGCCAACGATCCTATCTTAAAAGGATCTTCAACCATATGTTCTTTGGCAAAGATTAAACGATCTGCTTCTTGGCCAATCTGTTCTTCTATAAGACGATTTAAACTCGTAAAATGTGTACCATCCATTGTTTCATAATAAAGATAATTAGTAGCATAATCGTTATCTTCTGGTTGTGATCTTTCACATAACCAATTAAAAGCATCATGGGGTCGCCAATTTGGAATAATACAGTTTATTGGTTTTGCATCCTCGGTGTGTAATTCACCATGGCCATCATCCAGATAATTACTCCATATATCACTAACAATTTCATCTGCTGTCCAATCACCACCACTATATGATTTACTCACACGAGCATGTTGATTACTCATATATTGTTCTGATACAAGATCAAGAGAAAATCTTTGGGATTGGTTATTTTTTAGGAAACGATCGGATAGTTCGTGGACATGAAGTAACGGAGGATCTATGATATGCTTACCATCATCACCTTCCAAACGTATTGCACAATCAATTGTTTCTTCACCAAGAATAGGAAGCTTGTATGGAATATTATAAGCATCTTGTAATGTAATATGACCCGTCATATGATTGGAAAAAATATCTTCGTATATGTTCAACTCCTCTAAGTGAGGAACTAGATCATATTTTCCAAATGAAGATTCAATATCTATCTTCTCTATGGTAATATCAGTTACATTTAATTGTTTTTTTGCCATAATATATCCTAATTATTGTTGTGCCATTAACCTCTTAAACTCATCAACGACCAAATCAACATACTGTGGTTGCATAATTCTAATAGTTCTTTTGGCATCATTGACTTTTTCTTCATGCACAAAATTAGTAATAGCATTCGCAATTGGTGCTGTCGAATCCACTTGATAATTATCAGAATCTTCGTAATGATGTATTGCGTTAATATTAGCTGCACCATATTTTTTCGTAACAAATTTCGTCAAATCATATTGAGTGAGTGGCCAATCATACCAAGGATATTGTATTTGATTACCATTTGCAAACAATATAATCCAATGCAATTCTGAATCACCATAATATTTATGTGCAAGTGTATCAGGTCTTTCCCAATCTTTTACATCATGTTTCAAATACTCACAAGTGGCAAGTAATGCTTCATGTGAAGAACCATCAGGATCAGACCAACCATGACACTTAACCAAAACACGAGCAAGAATATTTGTAACGTGATCTAAACGAGCTTGATTTTGTTCACCACGAATATCATAACCTATTGTTGGAAAATATCTAAAATATGCCATTAATAACCTCCCTCATTACGACCCGATGCTAACAGAGCTCCCTTTCTAACATCTTGTGCCATGACAAGTTCTGTTTCTTGGAAATGTAATCCTAATGTAATAGCAACTGGAACACCATTTTCATGTGCAGTCCACATATTTTGTGGTGCATAATTTGTAGTAACACTATCACATACACAAGTTTTTAACTGTGGTATATTTGTATTTGGTCTATAAGTAGTCAAATCACCCTTTCCTTCAGCTGTTAAAAATTCAATTCTATAAACCATTGGATAGTTCATAAACGACTTACCTAACTTACCACCCTGCCATGATGGTCTTGAATGTTCACGAAACATACTTATAATTTTATCTATTGTTTGAAATTCTGGCCCACTTCTAGGTCTCATAGTAAAATCAAATTGAAAATCACGAAAAGAAACACCAGAGAACATCATTTCCATGTAAGGATTCATTGATACACCTAAAGCGGCTTCTCCACCTCTTTGAATTGTACTACCAGCTGCGGCAGCACCAATCGCTGCACCAACCAAACCACCCTTTAAACCCATTCTTGCAACAAGAGTTCCGATACCAGAAACACCAGCAGCTGCAACGGTACCACTTGCTCCTGCCACACCACCAGCAATTGAACTCCCCACACCCTCACCTGTTATAACACTTTTTACTGTGTTACCAATCATACCTAATTCTTGTCCACCCCAATTTGCTTTATCATTAAATGTAATACCAGCAGGCATATTCATATAAATACTACCAAGAATATCTTCTCCACCTCTACGAACATTCAATGCTTTTCTTGCGGCAGTTGCTTTTTTTACACGTTTTTGAGCACCTACAACCTTGTCTCCAAAAAGAAACAAACCTTCTTTCAATGTTTCATAAAAACTTTCTGGTAGTTTTTCTCCTTTTTTCTCATACAATTTTTTTCCGGCAGCCTCAATTTCAATTTGTTTTTCTTTTTCAGTTTTGGTAGAGTTCATTATTTTATCAAATTCTTTATGAGATTTTTCGTCTATAGCATCACTAAATCCAATCTCAATTGCTTTACTCATCATAGATAAAGCTGTTCCAGCAGCCGTTGATACATCATCTATCGACATACCAATTCTTTTCATAATAGTAAAACAAACGGCATCAGGTGTATTACTTCCTCCGCCCGCGCTTAAATCTTCCGGATACGCTAGAGACTCAAATTTTGAAGGTGCATAGAAATCTCCTGATTTTGTAGCACGATCAGTTAATGCTTGTGTTGCTGCATCATTTGTTCTTCCCATTTAAATAGTCCTCGATAGTTTTTTAGATTGAAACCATATTCTTTTACTAGCTACTCTTGCACCATCCGGTGTAATAAATCTTTCAGTTGGAAGCATAATAGCTAACTCCCAATCCAATGGATGCACTTCTAATATTTTAGAACGAATCCTTCCGGGTTTATATGTTTTAAATGAAACTTTTGCGTGTCGAAATAATCTATTCTCTTGTATTACTTTCTTGAACTTAACAGCAAATAATTTCGTCTTATTATTAAAATCTTCATTGTTCAAATACATAAACATCTTACCAAGAAGGCTTGCTCTTAATTTTGGTTCTATATAATGAAAGTTAAATGCCTCAATATGATTTGGATGTTCAGCCAAACAAAATATTAACGGAAATGCATCATAAATTTCATCTTTAGTTTTTAAAATATCACGACCACTTGCAGAACTTTGTGATTGATAACGAAAAAAATACATACGACCTATCTTTATATCACTTATTCTTTTACCACCACCCCTCAACATTTGCCTAGAACGAAAATTTACACCATACTCAGCTGCATAATTATGATACCAGTTTCTTGCCACTTCACTTCTACTAATAATATTATTCTGTTTAGCTATTTTATGGGCCTTTTGAAAAAATGATTCTTCAGTAAGAAAATCTATATGTTTGTCTAATGCTTCTTTTACTGCGTTACTAATTTTAATTTGGCCAAGTTTGTTTTTTCTAATAACAGCAGTTCCTACTTCAACAGTATCACGCAAAAAACCAACTACTTTACCTTTGCTCTGTGCTAATTTTGGAAAACCAAGTTTTACTAAAGTATTACCATATACAGTTGCCTCAGTTTTACTAAACTTTTTAACAGTCTGTTCTAACATTTTATCATTAACCATCTGATCCATATTTGTCAATCCCTTGCGCAATATGAATCGTGAAACTCTAACGAAAAAGACTCTAAGACCCGGATATCTCTGTGCAACTGCTAATATTGCTAGTGTCTTACCATTAGTCAATTTACCTACTACTTCATCAGCAGTTTTTGTTTCTTCATCTGGAAAAAACTTATCATATCTTTTTTGTACAATACTTTGACGATAAGCTTCACGGCTAGCCATTACTGCCGTTTCATAACTACTTAGTTTTTGTGATTTTGTTGTCTCTGCCATTTTGTTTATATTTATAAGATTTAGTTGGAATATCTAACTCTTTTTCAGTTAAAATAACAAACTCCATGCCACGTTTTTCTGCCCATTTTCGTGCTGCCTTCCATTTACTCTGATTTCGTATATATGTTTTTAAGTCATTTTTATACTTAACAGAGATTCTCTTTCGTTTCTTTGGTGGCTTACATTGACTCAAAGGCTTCACCTCAATGATATACTTCTTGATCTCTCCCTCTGCATTTTGTACTTTAGCATAAAAATCAACAAAATATCGTCTAGTTTTCTTCTCAATCTGGTTATAATAGGGTATAATAACATTCTCTGAAGCCCACTCAAGAACAGATGGGTGTCTATCAAGATACTTCATGTACTTAAGCTCCCATGATGATCTATATATCACTTCTTGCAAATCAGCTACATATTTTGCCTTATTATGTACCTTATAACGGCCAATTGATTTCTTATAATTCATAGTAGTTGTATAAATATAGTGAGTCACTAGTATTTATAACGGAGAATAAGATGTCAACTATATTTGATTTTCAGGCCGAAATGAAAGGTTTTATGCGGCCTAATAAATTTAATGTCGAAATAGGTTCAACAGCAGCTGGAAGTATAAAACGATTTGCCATAAGTTGTTTCCAAGCACAAATTCCCGGCAATACTATAGCTACGACTGATAAAGATATAGCATTTCGTAGTGTTGCATATCAAAAAATATACTCTGATGTTATTCTTGGATTTTATTGTGATGACAAAATGAAAGAACTAAAATTCTGGCAAGATTGGATAAATTCAATTCATAGGAAAGAAGAAAATCGGTGGGCATACTATGATGAATATAAAAGTGAAATTAAAATTACTCCAATAAATCGTAGAGGTGTGAATGTTGCGGAGTGGACACTCCATGATGCATACCCAAAACAAATAGATCCTATTCAACTGGACTATGGAACTAATGATGCTGTAATGACTATAAATGCAACTATAACATATCGACATTTTACTGTTAAATTTTTGGAGTTGTTAAATCAAAAAGAAATAGAAGAAGCTGCAAAAAAAGGGGAAACGGGTGTAGAACCACATTATACAGAAAATACCGAATCAGATTATAACGAAAAACAACACTTATATTATCCAAACCATAAAGAAATCCGTCCCCATGAAGGAATTGAAGAATTTAGGAAACGAATGCTCTCTGATGGAGCATATAATTTTCTTGAAGATCCTGATATACAAGAAAGAAAAGCAAAAAGATCAAGAGAAGGTGGAGCCAGACATATGGTTGACAAGCAACAACAATAATATTAATATCATTTTATATAGGAGTGAAATGAAATGGGATTACCAACAATCGCAGTACCACAATATACATTAACAGTACCATCATCAAAACAAGAAGTTAAGTTCAGGCCCTTTCTAGTAAAAGAAGAAAAAATACTTTTACTGGCTATGGAATCTGAAAAAACTGAAGAAATTATATTAGCTACTAAGACAATAATTGAAAATTGTGTCTATGGTGATATTAAAGCTGAAGATTTACCAACATTTGATATGGAATATATATTTTTACAACTCCGTGCAAAAGCAAAAGGAGAAATAATTGAACTACAATATAAATGTCCAAAATGTGAAAGTGAAATACCAGTAACCATTCCGATTGATGATATTAAAGTTATTGAAAAAGATGGCCATACAAATGATATTAAATTAACAGAAGATTTAGGTGTAATAATGAAATATCCTAATATGGCAATGCAAACAAAAATAACAAAAACTATAAAAGATAAACCAGAAATAGAAGGATTATTTGACACTATGATAGCTTGTATTGATTATATTTATGATAAAGAAACAACATATCCATCTAAAGACCATACAACACAAGAACTGTTAACTTTTCTGGAATCATTAACAGATGGTCAGTTTCAAAAATTATCAAAATTCTTTGAAACATCACCAACTCTTAAACATGATATAGAATTACATTGTAAAAACAAAAGTAAACTTTCTAAGGGTGAAAAGAAAAAAGAATGTGGTTATAAAGAAAAAATAACATTGGAGGGACTCAACTCTTTTTTCGCGTAGCCCTTTGTCAAGAGTCGTTAGCGAACATGATAACAGCAAACTTCAACATGATGCAACATCACAAATATTCGTTAACTGAATTAGACAATATGATTCCTTGGGAAAGGGAAGTTTATATAAGTTTATTAATTAAGTATGTACAGGAAGAAAATGAACGAATGAAACAAGAACAAAACAAGAGGTAACCAAATGTCGTTTTTAGGGACACCAGACACAATCTATCACAAACAGCCTGATACAAATCCTGCAAAGAAAGCAGAACCAGTAGCCACGGAAAAAACTTTACATGGTGTTCGTGCTGGTATATCCTTAATAAATAGTGATCTTACTTCTATAACTCACAAATTAGGAGAAAAGGGATTAATTTATCAAGTTCTTGAAGAAATAGCCGATATACTAAACCGCTCTTCAATAGCTCGCCATAGTGAAAGTCACCTTGAACAATCTCTCAACGCAATAAAAGAACAAACAGTTTATTATAATGAAAAAACCATGAAGTGGCATGACTGGCATACCAATAAATTCGCACCGAAACAAAAAGAACTTGATACAGCTGCTATGCAAATTCGTAAAGGAGATAGTGCTGAAGATAGAATGGAAGCGAAGGCCGAGATAACTCCTGAAGATAATTATCTAAAACAGATAGCTGAAAATACCAAAGCACTTCTTGAAAAAGACTTTGGAGGGGGAGGAGAAAGTGCTGAAGATAGAATGGAATCAGAAGCTTGGGCAGAAAATCGAGCGAGAGATACAAAGGCATATAGAAAAACTATAAAAGGCAGATGGGATACTTTTCTAAAATGGGGTAAAGATAGTTTTCTAGGCAGAAACTGGAAATTAATTCTTGCTGCCTTCGCTCTTCTCTTTACTCCCTTTAAAGTTTTAAAACCACTCTGGGAATTGGTAAAGTCGGCATGGAACTTTACTAAAGAACATCCAATAGTTGCAGCTGTGCTAGGAATTGGTACTGCAATAGCACTTGCTCTTTTAGGACCTCTTGCCCTCCTTCTAGCACCCTTAAAACTTTTACGCGGTATATCGAGATTTTTTACAAAGCCTAAAGTTCCACGAACAACACCACTAACACGCACAACATCTACGCAAAGAACACCAGCACAACAAGCTGCTCGTAATGCTGAGGCTACCCGACTGAAAGGAATGACAAAAGCAGAAAGGCATGCTGAAAGGGCAAGCAAAAAAGCTCAAGAGCGAGCTGCTAAGAAAACAACTGAGACAGCAGGTAAGAAAGTGGCTGAGACAGCAGCTAAGAAAACAGCTGCAAAAACGGTTGCAAAAGGACTTGGAAAAGCTGCTCTGAGAAAACTTCCCTTTGGTGCTGGTCTACTTTTTGGTACAGCATTTGCTGTTCAAAGAGCAATGGCGGGTGATTGGACTGGTGCTGGAATGGAAATAGCATCTGGTGCCATGGCCGTTGTTCCTGGGCCAGGAACAGTTGGTTCAATTGCGATGGATGCTACTATAATGGCAAGAGATATGGGAGCCGGGCCATTTAAGGAAAAAGAAGGAGAAGAATTAGGCAAAACTCTTGAAGAAGAATATAAAGAAGGACAAAAAGAAGGAAAAAAAGCAAAAGTACTAACTAAAGATGCAAAGAAACAAGCCGAAATAGAAAAGAAAAAAACAAAAGCAACAGCAATACCTAAAAGTACAAAGAAAAAAGAAGGTGATTTCTCTCCTGCTGTTATGAGGTCACAACAAAATAAACCAGATGATATGAACTCATATAAAGGTGAAAAAGGAGTGTGGTCTTTAGTAGGTAATGATTGGATATTTTATTCTGACAGACAAGAGGATGATGTTGATACATCTGATATCACAACAAAAGCAACAACAACTAAAGATACAAAGAAAAAGTGGGATTGGAAGGATCCTTTTGGTTGGTCGAAATCTGATCCTAAATCTGATCCTAAATCTGATCCTAAAGATAATTATCTACAACAGATAGCTGAAAATACCAAAGCACTTCTTGAAAAAGACGTTGGGACAGTAACCATTTCGACTGATAAATCTTCTGATAAACAAACAAAAGCTGTCAAAACACCACCTAGAAGTACTTTTAAAACTAAGATACCAACAGCAACAGGTCTCATGCCAAATGAAGAAGGTTGGGATGATGATGATTGGGCAGATGATGAAATCAAACGAGATGACACAGCAAGAAAAAAACAAGGCAAACCATTTGGTCAAATTAAGTATCAAACTGGGGTAGATGTCGGAACAAAAGAAGAAAAAATACAAAAGACTGTCATAAAATATGTACAGCTCAAAGAGGAAAGATTTAAAAAGGCAAAAAGAAAATGGGTCAAAGAGAAAATTGCAAGAAAAGTTGCCAAACAACTTAGAGGACCCCAACGCGAACTAGTTTTAGAAGCATTAAAAGGTACACAACTTGAAGAGCAAATTAAGAAACTGCCAGGTGGACTTAAAGGTCCTGCTGATTTAAGTAAAGTTCCGGGTGCAAAAAAAATGCTAACTCCTTCTGGTGGATTAGATATGCAAAGTAAAGCTTTCATTGATCACATGGGAGCTAGGTCTGCTGAAAAACCTGCTGAAGAACTTGTACCAAAAGAAACACCAGCTGCAAAAATGGATACTATGAATCAAGTTCATACAGATAAGGCGACACTCGGAGCAACTCCCCAAGCATCGCCTGTAATTATTTCAAATGAAACAACTAATTCATCTGTACAATCAAACCCATTAACATATGTTAGTGGTGTTGCACCTACAAGAGGCAAACCAATACCCAGCCATCGACATACAAATAGTTGGGATCGCTTTGGTGGTTAATGCAACTCCACAATTACTCTTGTTCTGCTAACTTCTTGAAGTAATCCAAAGTATCATCAGTCTTTTCACCAGTAGCAACTGGATCATCTGTACTTTCTTCAATAGTACCAACAAACTCTTTCCCTTCATGCGCAATTACTGTATTGAATCGAGCTTCAAGTTCTGCATACTGCTTGAAGTTCTTTTCTGCAATAATATCATTTAATGAATGTTGTTGACCCCAAACTTCTTCCATCTTCTTTTCATCTTTATCCAACGGACACGGATCAGTAAACTCAGACTTGTCATAGTTTGGAAAACCATCTACTTGACGCATCTTGATTTTAAAGTTTGCACCTTCCCAAAAGTCAAAAGGATTTAGTGGTGTCTCATCCTGAAATTCTGGATTCATAACACCAGTAATCTTTTCAAAGATTTTCTTACCATAACGGAATAGAAAAACTTTACCTTCGTTTTCGGGATTCATACTATCTTCAATAACATAAATGTTTGAATAGTAGTTAAGTTTACGTCTGCGTTCTCTAGCTATGTTCTTATCTGAATCAATACCAGAGTTCCACAAAGCCGTATTTGCTTTTGAAACAGGATCATCTTTACCAAGAGTGGTTAAAGAGTTTTCGATATACCAACCACCGGGTCCTTTAAAACCATGTGTCCAAACACGAACCCAAGGTACATCTTCTTTTGGTGCTGCGGGAAGAAAACGAATTACTGCATAACCATTACCAGACTTATCTCGTTCTAGTTTCCAGATTCGATCATCTTCATAGGAAGGTTTTTCTGCGAGTTTCTCGACTTGTTTGGAAAGAGATTCCAAATTAGCCATACGATTCTTTTTCATTTCTTTAAAACTTGCCATAAGTATTACTCCTTATTACGTTATATTGTTATATTACTTAGTATCATCATATATCAGCTTCCTGATCTCACCATGAAATCATTACCCAACCCCTTAACCCAAATTGACCATCCGCTCCTTTCTTATATTGGAAGCTTTGCTGTCTTTTTCAACATATGAAGCTCTTGTGCTTCAACTTCTATTTTATCTTTAATGGATTGGTTCAACATCTTTGCCATTGCTTCTGGTTCAATCTCAGACTTCTCTGAGCAATGTAAAACTGCTTCCATATAAGACAAATATTTTTCTTTCACTAACTTTTCAATCGTTAAATTTATATTTATGGACATAACTAATTATTACATTCAATGTATTCAGGATTTTTAATCCATCTTCCTTTTTCATCTTTAATAAACATTGGAATTGAATCAGAAATAATTATAGGCACACTTTCTTCTTCTTTGCCTACAATATTAACAATTTTACCATCTTTCATTACGGTATCGCTCATTGTTATTTTCATCCTGGCCTCCCTTAGTAAACTGTTTTTACACTATCACATAAACGAAGCTTTTTTGCTTCTGTTGCACTCAACCAGACATCTTGTGCTGGTAACAAAAACTCTCTTATTTTCTTTTCATTCAAACCAGTACATTTTTTATAATGACTAATCATACGTTTAGTTGTTAATTCATATTCTTTAACTGTTGCAAACAATTCATGTTCTTTACCATAAGTCCCCCATGAAAACTGATGTGATAATACAGAAGTATTTGGAGTTAATATTCTATGTCCCTTTGCACCAGATATAAAAATCAATACGGCAGCTGATGCTACACAACCAAGTCCGACTGTACGAACTGGAATTGAACTCCCTTTCATTGTATCTATAAGAGCAAAAGCTGCTTGTAAATCACCACCTCCAGAATTAATTACTAACTGTAAATACTTTGGGTGTGGCCTCATTAAATTCTTTGATATAATAAATGATATTGCATCTTTACAACTGCTTTCTGATATTTCCTCCATCAAAAGATATATACCACATTCTTCGACTGACGGTTGGGTAACTTCTTTTTTTTCTTTTGACATCCACTTCCTCCTTATTCATTTAGATAATCTTTCCAAAATATGTGATCCCCAATCGTCATCACTTTAATCATTCTTCTATTCCAGTATGGATTAACATCAATCCTATGATAGTGTGTTGAACCATGTAAGAAATCTTCTATCTCCCAATGCTCTCCATATCTTGTGATACTAACACCCGGCTTCTGTAACATAGCTCTTGCAATCAACAAAGAAATCTTCCATGCTAATTGATCTTTTGGTCTATCTGACTTACCATCACAATACCAAGAAAACTGACACTTATGTTTTTTTATCCTACCATCACTATATCGGTTCGCTTGACGAATAACTTTACATATATTATTCGGAAATCGTCTACTATTTACACGATTTATTGTAACAAGTGCAACTGCAATCTGTCCTTTAGTGGATTGATCTCTAGCTTCAAAATAAATGTTTTGAGCCAGACATCTAACTTCATCTTGATAATCATAAGAATTTGGTTCATAAGTTACCCTATTAAAAGCAGCACATGATACCAAAACCAAACACATCAAAATAATTTTTTTCATAACATTACCAAAAATAAATAAAACCCCAAACAATACCACCCAATAATGTTAAATCTGCTATCACACACCAAACTATATAAATTTTAAACAGTATAGGTGCATATTTACTTGTTTGAATTTGGCGAAGGAGGTTCCGGATCATCTTGTCCTCCTTCAACTAAATGTTCTTTTGTCCATTTCATAATAATATTTATAAACAAAAAAAGGTGGGGGCCGAAGCCCCACACCACCGGGAATTTAATACTATACTACGCCCAAAACTTATTCAGTTTCTTGCGGATAGCATTAACTGTCTTTGCGCCACCAACAATGTCTGCGTTCTTAAACGCAACATTACCAGTTGCAGGGCTCGTATAAATCCGAACCCAACGAGGCAAATCTGTAAGCTCACACTCTGCGCGAGTCATCTTGCGAGCATACTTTCGGCCAATTCGTGGTTGACCGTGTTTTGTACTCATACCCATAAACATCTCCTTAAGAAGATTAACAAAAACATGATGAAGATACTACTACTCATTCATCATAACAAACATCTCATTATAACATAATGAGAATACAAATACAAGGAAAAAGGTGAGGGTTTCTGTTGCCAAGTACCCTCGGACTCCGACTGACTATGCAGCCATCGCTAATTCGTAATCGTTAGCGTTTAAAGTATGCATAATTGATAACGGAGCCATCATGCTTCTCCGTGCTGTCCTATAGTTTCCATCATCCTGTCGAAACTAGTTCGCCCCCCTTAATTTGGTAATTCATTATAGTAGGCCTTTAGAATTGGTGGAGGCGGCGGGATCTGCCCCCGCGTCCAGAAAAACTTTCACTCTAAGATTACACAGCAATTATAATATAAAAATTTGAAATATAAACATTGTTACAGCAAAAATACCAAACCCTATCAAAAAAATCCATAATATACTTTCTTTCATATCATCACACCACAAATTGTTCATACATTTCTTCTTTTGTACCATTATTCTTAATAATCAAATCAATATTCTCTGGTCTTAAACCACTCTCACTTGAATGTGTATTTTCTTCAATATCATCCTTATCTCTGACTATATTTATAACAATTCCACCCCTATTGCGTATCCAATAAGCTTCATTATCAAAACGAACATCAGTAATAACAACTGTCCAGCCAGGATGTTGTTTGACAAACATCTCAGCATTCTTAACCCAAATATTGACATCAATACCACGACCAACTTCAGTACCAAGTAACTGATAAATTTTTCTAGGAGACATTCCCCAAGGTTCAATTACTTTCTCTTTATTTTTTATCTGTTCATCAGATAAATTAAACATGATCTTTGCTCCCTCTTTAAGAGGTTTAGCAAAATAATAATGCAAACAACGATAACGATCACACAAATATTTACCAAGTGTATCTTTACCAACACCAGCTTTACCCGATATACCAATCAAACCAGGTTCACCATCTTTATTTGCCAAGCCAAAAATTGGAAACATTAGTTTGATAATCCTTTCCAATGATCTGGCCCACGTTTAACTTCATACTTCCATTTATGATCTGGGTACTTACCAGTTTCTTTATCAATTACTGGTGTATAGCCTTCCATCTTATTCCGATATGCTTTTGCATCAGATTTCTTTTCAAAATATTCTTTTCCAACTTTAAACAAGCGTTTCATCTGTACTCCTTAGAATAAGGGTGTAATAACATAACCAATAATTAAATAAATACCAATACCTATAGCCAAACCTTCTAACATATTAATCTCCTTTCACTACTTCATAATTAAATGTTCTTTTACTTAGAACCTCGGTCAAATCTTCATCTTTATATAAGACAGCTTTAACAACTTCTTGACTTGGAGGACCCGTTATTTTAAAATGAAATGGATAACCAGTCCCACCAATATTATAGATTTTATTCTTTTGAATATAATTATCTTTTAAATGCACATTAGGAAACACCTGTGATGATGAATCATTTATAATTCTTTTTGAATGGATAGTCAAATATCCAGACACATCAGACCGAACAAAGAAAACTGCTTCTTCACCAACTTCAAATTCTTTCTTATCTAATGCAAACTGAAATTTATACTCTTTAAATTTCTTGAATGTAACATCTAATGTATCTAATCGGCCAAACAAATCTTTCTTGAGTTTATGATTAAATCGTTTTGACAATGTAAACAAATCAACTTCAGCTTTAACAATTTCAAAATCATGTTCAATTTTAACATTATTTATCTTTACTTTACAAATACCTTTATCATCACTTGAAATTCGACTAACAAAATTATATGAATTACCATGAAACTTAATTGGTAAATTGCGTAAAGCTTGTTTATCATATGTAATCTTTACAACAAACGATTCAAGATTATCTATCTTTTCAACTTCAATATTATTAACAATTGCCTGTACTTTTTTCTTAAAATCAATTGCTGATGGTATATTAGATGATATTGAGGGAATTTCTGGAAATAAACTTACACTTTTATAAGTTCTCAATAAAGGCAATAACTTAGAACTCTCATTATATCCATTATAATAATGCACAAGAGATTTTAAAACTTCTCCGTTATCATGGAATGTATTAGCTTGTTCCATAGTCAAATCAATTGACGAAACAATAATATCAACCTGATCTTGAATCATTCTTAAAACATCTTTTCTCTTTACTACTGCAAAAGAATAATAAACTTTTTTTACAGGATCATACCAACCATCTTTTATTTGCACACCTTCTAAAAGAACATCTGTTTCAGTCTGAACAAACGATTCAACAAAAGATCCGTCATTACTATTATAATCTTTCATAACAGAAGCTAACTTAAAACGAATGGTCTTTGCTATCTCTGCTCTTGCTGACTCACTTGCTGATACTGTATTCTCTTTGGAAAAACCAACCCCGACTAAGTATTGAGAATGAGCATAGTGTTTATGTTCTCTGCCCAATACCCAACCGAGTGGTTTCGGAAAATTATCTAATTGTTTCTCTTTTTGAGAAATACCAAAATTCCCCACCTCTGATTCAGACATCTGCTGAATATCACTTATGGGCATTGTTGTGGCACAACCAGACAGCATTATCAAAAATAACATTATGTAATGCATGATAAAATCTCCAAATCAACAATATTAGTTTTTATCAGGAAAAAACTTACGTCCTTCTTCTATCTTATTAGATTCTTCTTCCATAAGTTTAAAACGATCAGCTGCACGGTTTTTAATAGCATCACGCACATTATCAGGTAGTTTTTTAAACTCTGGACTAGTTGAGATATTTCTTTTAACAGCATCATAATCTAAACGTGCCAAAGATAAAAACTCACGACGCTCTGGAATTTCAAAATGGTCTACGATTACAGCACCGCGAAGTGTTTGTGCTACTACAACTTTCATTGCCACCTCAGCATTTTGCTCTTCGCTAGAAGTATCAAAATTGCCCATTGTAGTATGACCTTGATAATCTTTAGTCAAAGAATTTACATACACTTCAAAAACTTTAGCAAGATCACCTCTGGCTCTATCATCAGCTACAGTTCGTTGTAAAGAATAATTCTGTATGCCAGTAGCTGAACCAACACCATAAAATGCTTTACCATCTTTATCAGTAAACGCACCACCACCGACATGAACCCATTTTGGAGCATTATACTCACTAAGTGCCTTTGGTTTTTCTGGTACTGTTGGAATCGTACCACATGCTCCCAACAGCAAAATTAAACTCACCATCATAAAATATTTCATAACTTCTCCTTTCAGAATTTTCTCGGATGACCATCACCATCTGATGATGAATTATTTTCATACCAAGAATCCATACCCGCATCCATATTAGAACAATCGAGTTTCATAGTAAAAACGCCAAAGCGATTTTCAATAATATTCGTATTACCACAATTATTGCAATAAACTTTATAATTATTTAACTTCTCACTTATTGCAACTGGAGCATCAAGTTTTTTTTGACATGATCGGCAATACATCATAACAGTATCATACATTTTTGGTTCTAATTTATAAGGACAATCTGAATCGCTCATAATTGTGCCTCTTAATTATGCTCCATTAATCATTAATATACTACTATTATATCAAATAATAGCCTATAATACAAGGAAAAACATAACCTGTAAGTCCCCATTTTTAAAGGGTTTATGTGTTGTCTATTTGTGCCTTTTGAATACGGCCGGAGAAGTCCACGCTACATACTTTCCATTCAGTACAGTTATCCAACATGGTTTGTCCTGCGTCTCTATGTCCATTTCCTGTACCTTTTAATCCTCCAAAGGGGAGATGCACCTCTGCACCAATACAGGAAGCATTAACATAAACAAGACCAGTCTCTATTTCTTGAAATGCTCTCATAGCAAAATTAATATCACTAGTATAAACAGCTGCTGAAAGTCCATAAGCAGTATTATTAATTTGCCAGATTGCTTCATTTGAATTTGTAAAAGTATTCAAGGCAACTACTGGCCCGAATATTTCTTCTTGCATAAGTGGATCACTAATATCAACATCATCAAAAATTGTAGGTTCAAAAAAGTAACCATAAGTATCTTTTGTAGGTTCTTGAATAGTATTTCCACCACAAAGAATTGTTACACCACGTTCTTTAGCTTCATCAACATACTTAGATACTTTAGCTACTGATTTGGAATTTATCAAAGGACCCATATTAACTGTTTCGTCTAATCCATCACCGATAAATAACGATTTTGTTTTTTCTAATAATTTATTAGTAAATTCTTCTTTAACATTTTCATGTACAAATACTCTGGAACAAGCAGTACATCTTTGACCCGTAGTACCAAATGCTCCAAATGCAACTCCTTCAACTGCAAGATCGAGGTCTGCATCTTGATCTACAATGATACCATTCTTACCACCCATCTCAAGTGAATATTGTTTACCAAGTTCTGCACAAGCAGTCGCAATAATTTTACCAGTTGCTGTTGAACCAGTAAACGATAACATTTTAACATCTGGATGTTGTGCTAACGGCAATCCAGCCGTTGGGCCATAACCAGTTACAACATTAAATACACCAGATGGTAGTCCAGCTTCAATAAAAATTTCTGCCAACTTAATAACAGACCACGGAGTATCTTCTGCTGGTTTCATAACCATTGTGTTACCAGCAACCAATGCTGGAAACGCTTTCCATGCAGGAATTGCTATTGGAAAATTCCAAGGTGTTATTGCACCAATAACTCCCATTGGTTGTCGAATAGTCATCACCATCTTATCTTTCAATTCAGATGGATTGGTTTCACCTGCTAATCGTCTACCTTCACCAGCTGCATAATATGCCATGTCAATTGCTTCTTGAACATCTCCTCTAGTTTCGGCAATAATCTTACCCATCTCTTGAGTCATGCCCTTTGCAATACATTCTTTATCACGTTCCATTATCTGTGCAGCTTTAAAAAGAATCTCAGCACGTTTTGGTGCAGGTATGTTCTTCCACAACTTGAAGGCATCTTTAGCATGCTCAACTGCACGATCAATATCAAGCCGTACAGAATCTTGAAACTCACCAATGTCTTGACCGGTGTGTGCTGGATTATAAGATTTAAAAGTTCTACCAGAAACAGACTCCAACCACACACCACCAATAAAATTCTTATAAATCATATCATTCCTCCTTCTTCACAATTATAAAATTAAACTCCTCTGGTAATCGCTACAATTTTATTAATTTGTTTCTGAATAATATCTGTTCTTCCTGGCCATTTAATATATTCATTCTCAGGATTTTTCATCAAATTATGTAACAAAGGTAAAATCAACTTTTCAACTTTCTTCATTTGACCTTTGTAAATATCTTCCAACTCAGCTTTCCGTTTCTCAAATAAGATTTGATAACTAGAATCATCTTCTCGCAACTTAAGCAACTTATCCATCTTTGCTTCCAACGCACCTGATTCATGTCCAACAGCTTTTGCTACTTTCTCCTGTACTGCTGTTTCAAACTCCTGTACTTCATCTTCGTCAACAGTCGTAAAACCAAAATCATAATTCATATCTATATCTTCTATACTGCTTAGATCAAAATCTTCTGCCATTGTACCTCTCCTTTTAAAATGGTTGATGCTTCATACCAGTTATATGTGGATTTTCTTTCATAATATTTATTAATTTTGTCAACCACTCATCTGCATCTTTAGCTGGTTTCTTGAATACTTGAACATCAAAAGTTTCAGTACAAGCAACCAAGATAACTATTTGTTTTATTTCTACACCTGTCATTTCTTCAAACATCAACTTATAAGCAAATGTTTGCATAAAATAATCATCAATCCATTCTTCTTTTTTTGGTTTGCGTGATGTTTTAAAATCTATAATGGATAATTGACCATTATATTCTGCTATACAATCAGTAGTTCCTGCAATACGCAATAAATCAGAAAACAATGGAATTTCAAGTCCGACTATATTATTTATATTACCAAGCAGGAAGCGTAAACGATTAAATGTATCTATTATCTTCTTTTCTTCTTTATCCAACTTAACTGTATAATTAGATAAATAAAACTCTGCCAGTTGATGTACGGCTGTACCAATTCTTGCCGCTTCTTTAGAAATACGTTTGGCCTCTTTCTCACCAACTTTTTCTTTCCATGCTTGCAGACCTAGATTTTCTTGTTGTGCTAATATTGATGTAATACTAGGATAGGAGTTACCATCAGGAGTTACATAATATCTCTTACCATCTTTTTCTACTCTTTCTGGTATTTCAAAATCACCAATATCATTTCTATGGATAAATTTCTTCATTTTAATTCACTTATATTAATTAAAGTAACCCTTTACTAATCCTAATTTATGAAGTAACCATATAGACATCCATGTTAGATCAACTTCAAACCATTTTAAACCATGTTTTACTTTCTTTGGACTATAATGATGATTGTTATGCCATCCTTCTCCAAAACTCAGTATTGCAGCCCACCAACAATTAGTGGACAAATCATTTTTAATATTGTAATTCTTATATCCCCACATATGACAAGCACTATTGACTAACCATGTTACATGATACACAAGAACTAATCTTACAAAGATTCCCCAAACAACCCAAGAAATACCACCAAGTAAATAAAATACAATTCCCAAAGCTACTTGAATATGAATGTAATACTTATCTAAGAATTGGTAAAACTTATCTTTATTAATATCCCTTGTATATTGTTCTATGGTCTTATCGTTATCACTATCCTGTGTATATAACATCCATCCTATATGCGACCACCAAAATCCACGATTAGCATTGTGTGGATCATTTTCTGTATCTGAAAATTGATGATGTTGTCTATGATGTCCTACCCATTTGATAGGACCGTTTTGACAAGCAAGAGTACCACAAAACACAACAAAATAAGCTAACCATTTTGGTATTATCAAACTCTTATGAGTTAAATATCTATGATAACCAAAACAAATACCAATAGAAGCAGTCAACCAATACATCACTAGCATTAGTGTTACTGCACTCCAACAAAATATCTCTGGTATCAAGGCCAATAAAGCACCGAGATGTAAAAAAATAAACCATGATATAATTGGTTTTGAAATTACTTCACTATTCATTTATAGATTCACGTTCTTTCTATTAATCCTACATATTCTTTATTAATACGAACACATTGTTCGTTTTTAGTCTTAACTTCTTCACAATGATATTCATTCAAAAATAAAGCTTTAATATCAAGATAACCCTTGTATGGAACATCAACATAAGCTTTTCCACCCGATAACATCAATACAACTATAATCGTTTTAAAAAACATTACAAATTTGCGTTCTTTCTGTTTGGGTTACGAAATAGTGTTGCCATTATTCCTCCTCAGTTCAATTTGTTGTTCATAAGTTAGTCCTCCGAATGGATGCTCTCCACCAAATCGAGGTACATCATATGCGTTTGTCGGTACTACTTCTATTTCAGGATCTACAGCTTGTCTCAATGCTCGTTCTATACCTCTCAATGTACCACCTGCACTAGATGGACAACTACCACAAGCTCCTTGAAATGATATTACAACTTTATTTCCTTCTACCAAGTTAAGTTCTATGTTCCCACCATCAGACACTAAATAAGGTCTAATAGTTTCATCTATACACTTCTCAACAGCTTCATACTTTTCTATATCATTCATCATCATAAGTCTTAATGTCATTCCATGCAAAGATTATGGCGAATACCATAAACCCAAGACACATTATTGCAAAAATTATTTCAATCATTTTGTTTTAGTCATGGCTGCAAGTGGATTCTCCAATGCCTTCATAATCTTCTTATCTATCTTCGTTTCTAATGCTTCTATCTGACTATCCACTTTGGTTAATTTATCATCCCATCTTTTACTAGTATCTGCTATTAAATCCCTTACTTCCTTCTCTGCATTTCTCATGGCTTGTCTAGTCTCTAGTCCATCTGCACGGGATCTCTTATCTATTGCAGCTATTTGATCTGATTGTTCTCCTATCTCACCTTTCAAATCGGTTCTCATATCTCTTGCTGTTCCTTGTGCGTCTGCTACTAGTTCTTTCATAGCTGACATATCTTTCTTCATAACATCCAATCTCTTATCGAATCCAGACAAGTCTGGAGCAACATAAGATTGAATCTTTGCTTCCATATTTTCGTATCGTTTCACTAGTTCAAAAAATCCCCATAGTCCTCCACCAATCGTTCCTATCAATGATATGATAATGAATAGTTTACCACCTGATGCTTTGATTCCTCCGTATTCTACTTCCACACGATTTCTCCTTATTTGTATTGAGACATTATCATTTCTTCCATCATTTGATCTGAACCAAGATTGTATATTCCACCTAACGGATCAGGCAGTTGATCTGATTCATATGAAACAGTCGTATCATAAAATGCAACATCTGGAATATTCGCAGTTTGATAAGAAGAAAAATCTGCAGCTGCTGTTGTTATACCCATAAGTGCAATTTTCGTATCATTTACATCACCACCAGAAACTTCAATCGACTGTAAAATTCTTGACACTATAGCTTGAACAACTTTTGCTTTATCTGCTTTGGTTTCGTTTACTTCTTGTTTTGATTCTGATTTAGATTCCGATGACTCTGACTTTGATTCTGATTTAGACTCCACTTTTGACTCTACTTCAGCGACTTCACTAGTTGTTTCACTAGTTGTTTCACTAGTTACTTCGGCTACCTCACTAGTTGTTTCACTAGTTACTTCGCTAGTCACTTCACTAGTTACTTCACTCATAGCAGTTTCTACTTCAACAACTGCACTAGCTACCTCTGTTGTAGCAGTTGTACTAGCACTTGAACTCATACCCGTATTAACACTTGAACTCATACCCGTATTAATAGTCATTGATTGCACACCACCACTAGCAGTCGGTACACTCATTATAATAGTCCC